GCAGCGGTTCTATCTGGTAGAGCCATCACCGGAAGGAAATTGCGCAATCCATTTCAGAACGGTGCTTCACCCTTCTGCTCTGAAATATGCGTTGCAGCCTTGCAGTTCTGCGGTTTTCCTGGGGCAAAGACATTGGACGCTGGCTCAACGTCACCTCAAGACCTGATGGACTTTCTGCTCAACGCGCAAGGTTGACAACCGGCATCGCGCATCAGTTGCGCTGTGATACATTCCAAGCATGCACCTTGATGCCTCCCAAGTCTTGGCGGTCCTTTCTCAGGTGCCGCAGGTTTCCACGGTTCCCGTTGGTGAGGCCCAGACATGGGTGACCTTCCTCAAGGAAGCTGGCGGGTGGGGAATCGCTGTGCTCATGGGGTTTGTGGTGGTGGTTTTGTGGCGCGAGAACAAAGCCAAGGACGCCAAGATCTTTTCCCTGCTCGAAAAAACAAACGAGATCATCCTGAACGCGGCCCGTGACTTGGGCGCGGGAAAGTGAGGCTGACGTGCTGCGCAAAGCCTGGGACAAGCTCGTTGGCAACATCCCAAAGCAGTCAACGGATCTTGGTTCATTGCTCTTGCGCATGGACCTTGTGACGGAGCAGCAGCTTCAAGAGGCTGTCCTGCGCCAGCGTGCACTTGAAAAGGACCGCACGCGCATTGGTGAGGTTCTCATCCAGATGGGAGCCATCAGCCGGAACCAGCTTGCGGATGCCCTTGCCAAGCAACGCTTGATGCGGGCCGGAAAGGCCACGCACGTCATGGCAGAGCTTGCAGAGTCAAGGCTTGATGCACTTGCGGAGCATATCAAGCGAACCACCACTTCTGAGAAGGCATGACACATGAGGTCCACCAAACCTTTCCCGTGTCCGCATTGTGGAAGTCCTGTCAGGGTGATTGCGTTTGATGATGGAGTGGGAGTGTCTTGTTCTGAGTCAGATTGCTGGGAAGGTCCGGTGTTGCCCAATGAGCAAGAAGCCATTGCAGAGTGGAACCGCGTCGCAGGATTCAAAGCCGTTGGGAAAGTCAGATATGCCAACTGAGGGAGGTTCCACCATGAGTGACAACAGCGGAAAGATGGACAAGGCGCGTGTGGTGTTTGTGCTTGGTGACCGCACGCAGGACGGCAAGTTGGATCTCGCAGTTGAAGTATGGGGCAAGGTTCCCGTGGTGGGAACCAGTGTTGAGAAGATGTTCACCTTGCCAGCCGTGAACATTCCCGTTGACAAGATGATTGCCATGGGCGCCACTCTTGCTGGTCAGCTTCCAGGGGTTGCTGGAGCCGTTGCCGCTGCGGTGCTTGGCGCAGTCAAAGTCATCACGCACCCATGAGCACCCAAGACGTTCTCCTTGATGTGGCGCCCAACCTGACCTTGTACCGGGTCAACGGTGTTTGGAAGTGGAAACCTTCTGAGCGCCCGCTCATCTCAGTCCTTGAGGAACTGGAAGGGTCTGCACATCACATGCTCTTGCGCGGGAGTTTGATGGAGGAAGCAATCCACCAACTCAAGCAGAGGGGTTCACCACCATGAACGCTCATGACGGAGGCCATGGAATCCCACCAAACCACTGGCATGACGCGATCACGCCACTGACTCCATTGATGGCCGTGTTCTGTGTTGGAACTGAGTTCTGCGCATCGCTTCAGACGCCAGAGAAGATTGTCCAGGCGCTTGGAAAAACCTCAGAGGAAGCCGTGAAAAGAGCCTGGGACATGCTGGAGTCATTCATCCAAATGAGGTGACCCGTGCCAATCCTTGCTGTGGACATTGCGGAAACACAGCTTGGAATCAAAGAGGCCACCGGTCAGAATGACGGCATCCCTGCGGAGCGGTACGTGCGCGGTGAGAAGCTTCCTTGGTGCGCCAGTTTTGTCTTGTACTGCAACGCGCAATCAGATGAAGAGCCTTGCGCCAGGACCAACGCGGAATGGTTTGAGATGAGAGCCGTGGCAAACTTTGAGGCTGAGATGATCAAACGGGGGTGGTGGATTCCTCCAACGTCCACCCCAAGGCGCGGTGACCTTGTCTTCTTCGGGAGCCGTGGGTCCAGTGACCAAAGCCTTTCAGGCCGGCACATGGGGATGGTGGAGCGCCTGGACAGTCACCTCCTCCAGACCATTGAGGGGAACGTTGGCAACCGCGTGTCCAGGCTGGTGCATGATCTGTCTCAATTCTCAGTGCGGGCGCGCGTCACCGGGTTTGCACGCATACCTTTGCGGGTGTGATATTCAGGCGGCACAGCCAAGCAGGCTGTCTTTTACCGGCCCACCGGGCCATGGAGTTGGAACCGTGAAAAACATCTTTGGACGTGTTGTGCTGGGAATGGGTGCGTTGGCTCTTGGTGCCTTGCTGTTCTGGGATGCTCCTGCGGCTGAAGCGCAATCAGATAACAACGCTCGCCGTGTCTATGAATCTCTGGTGGGTACTGTGAGTGAGACGTGTGCCAACAACCCTGTTGACGGAGGTTCAGGATTGGCTGCTTGCACCTTGAGTTTCAAGTCTCCAACGGTGTTCTACACGTGTTCAGATGGTGACGGCTGCAACGTCACTCTTGCGGAGCCAAGTGCGAACTACGTTGGCCGTGAGATGAACGTGGTCAATGTTGGCACCAACACGGTCAACTTTGCGGACACGTCAGGTGTGAGTGAGTTGGCTGGGAGCTTTGCTGCGGGAGCCAATGACTCCTTGCACGTGCTCTACCGGTCAGACCGCTGGGTTGAGTTGGGCCGCAGCAACAACTGACACGTCACGGCTTCATTCGCGCTTCGTATTCCTCTAGTGCTTCCTTCAGCAGCGGACCCTGAGCCACACGCTGGCGAAGACGTGCAAGCGCCACGCTTTCAGGATCTCCCACAAGCCTGACAACACCGTTGAGCCTGAACACGGAGCATCCGTGTCCAAGGTCAATCAAGAAATCTGGCGAATGTTTGGTGTTGGTATCGTTCATTTGGACACCACCAGCAGCTTCTCCGCCGCTACAAACGTCCACACTTGTGTTTTCACCATGGCCACACCCCAAGGCGCCACCGAACCACGGCGCCAGCAAGAGCAACACCGCCAACCAAACACACCACGCCCACCGTCACCACCGTGGCCAGCACGCGCACCACCAGCACGGGCGGGTTGGGCGCCATCCTGCGTGCGCGCCGGTCATACGCGGGCCAGCCTGTGGTTTTGTTAGTCGTATTCATGTGCGTCACTCGCCGCGTCAATTTCCACATCAATAATACGAGCGGCCTCCACCAGTAACTCCATAGCCTCCATGGAAGTGGCACCTTGGATAAGCCGATCAACAGCGTCCTGAAACTCGCGCAACAGCTTTTCTTTTTCTATGCTCACGACGCCACCAACACACCCAGGCTCGGGTGCTCACGCATGTTGCGTTGTATCTGCGCCGCGTTGTGGCACTCGCCAAACACCGTGAGCATACTGCCCGCAGGCCCCGCGCTTGTGGCCTGCCCCGCACCTGGATGGAACTTGACGCGCCCATTGAGGAACACGGTGAACACGGCTTCCCGCAAAAGAGTCTGCCCCCATCTGGTGTCCGTGCGCGCGTAGGTGAGCACAACAGCGCTGCGCTTTTGCATGCGCATGAGCTTGTCAACCCACTCGTCAACCGTGTCATATGGCGGGTTGAGCCACACGCTTCCGGTCCACTCAGATGCCGGACCATACAAGCCATCATGCTCGCGTGTGATGTGCCGCTGCGCCGGTATCCACGGCACCAAGTCCTTCCCTGGTGAACATGGATCCAACGCAAACGCGGTCCCGTGCAGGATTCCTCCCGGCGCCCACATGCTTGGCGGCGTCCACCACTCCGCTTGTGATGACGCGGGTGGCGTCAGAGTTTGGTTGCGCCGTGGGCGCCCTTCCCAGCACTTGGCGCATGCATCACCCGTCCCGGTCAACATGGCGGTGTCTCCGCGCTGTGCCCGCTTACCGCACACCACACACGTTGGGAGTTTCTTGTCATCGCGCTTCAAGTGTTCCTCTCCGCTGTCGCTCACGTTCTCATCTCCTTTGGTTTGTGCTCTTGCGCCCACTTTACCGCTGCGGCCCATGCTTCCGTGGACGAGTCAGCACGCCCTACGCGCGTTGTCCAATCCACGGAAGCAACCCATCTCCAATACGGTGCGCCCTCGTCTGCAATGAGCACGCACCGTATGGAGATCAACCTGCGTGGTGTCACCCGGACCCGAACCCGGACCCGGACCCGTCCCCGGACCCGTACCCGAACCCGGACCCGGACCCGTCCCCGGACCCGGACCCGGACCCGAACCCGGACCCGGACCCGGACTCGGACCCGAACCCGAACCCGTACCCGTCCCCGGACCCGTACCCGAACCCGGACCCGGACCCGGACCCGGACCCGTACCCGAACCCGTACCCGTCCCCGGACCCGGACCCGTTCACGGCTTCCATTGGTGCGCCCCCTTGATCGCTTGTGACGTGGATGCAGAGCACAACACGACCTGCACGACGTCACACAAGTCAACATGCTCCACCTGTGCAGTGATTTTGCTTTGATTCACGTCAAGTCCAGTTGCTGCAATGTCTTCAACGGCGAGCGCACCTTTCCAGTACCAAATCTTGCGCGCATCTTTCAGCGCAGCAGTCTTTGACTTGCCGTCATACTCGACCAGCGTCCCAAAAAAGACGCCAGCACGGTTGTCACGCACAATGACTTTATTGCCAATCAGCGGATGTTTTTTCATGGTTTGTTGTTCTCCCTGGTGTTGTTTTGTCGTCGTCAATTCTCAGAACGGAATGTCACCAAACGGGTCTGATTCAGCCACCTGCGTCTCCTCATGCTTGCCATTGCTACGCTTGGATGACGAGCCGTTACCGCTGCCAACCGTCTTTGCTTCCTGCATGCGCTCGCTTGGGTGGCCTGCCGTCTTCTTCCAATCCGGCGCGTCCGTGTATTTCGCGCGAGCGTCCTTCGCAATCATGGTCACCGCGTACACGTCCAGCACGGGCCGCTGCTTGCCGTCGTATTCCTCAACCTTGCGGCGCACCTTGGCCTGATACGGAACGCCCGTGAGTGACGCCACGCAATCCTTGTCCGAGTCCGTGTCCCATTCTCCGGTGGCGCCGTGAGCAATCCCCATGCACCCAATGGCTTCAGCGTTGCGTGGCTTGCTCAAGTCCATCCACAAGCTGGCTCGATACGTCTTCCCCACCCACTTCTTGGCTGACTCGTCTTGTGACTCAACAACAGCAAGCACGGTTGCCGTATATTCAATGCACTGCGCACCAGAGCGCGCAAACGTCTTGCGCTGCAACGCTGTGTTCACGACGTGGTAAGTCCCGGTCGGAGGCACGTCGTATGAGCCGCGCTCCTCCTGGCTCTTGTATGCGTCCGCGTAATTCTTCCCTGTGATCTTTGCCATGGTTATGCTCCTCAGTTTCCAGCGAACGGGTCAACCGCGCCGGTCTTGTTGGTGGTTGGTGTTGGTGCCTTCTCTTGCACTTGCGTCCCTGCGTCCTGCCCGCGTGCGTTCCATTCTGCCAATCGGTCCTTGAGCGTCCTACCGTTGCTGTCCTTGTCTTCCGGCAGCGGCGTGCCCCACTTCTTGTGAATCCACAGCAGCGGCTCCGGTGCCTCAATCTCTGCAATCCCGGTCATGCGCTTGGTCTGGTAGCGGTCGCTCCCCTCGAACATGACTTCGCGGCGCATACCACCCACGCGCTGTTGCCGTGACAGGTATCCGACGAGGTTGAAGTACTGGCCAAGCTGATTGGGCAACGTCTTACCGCTCACCGCAGGCCGGTGGACAATTCCCTCTCCCTCCACCTCAATGGAGGCGTCCAGGCAGATCACAACCGTGTGGACCGGCACGTCTCTCAACTCGCGTGCAAGGCGTGACGTGGCCTCAATGAGGATGCCCCACGTCTCCATGTCAGTCACGTCCTTCCGCTTGGTCTGCTGTGATGTGTAGAGCGCCTTGAGCATGCGCTGCACATCAGTGAGAGAGTCAAGCACAACGGCATCACACCGATCTACCAACTCCTTCGATCGGAACAGCTGGCGGAACTCAAGCAGGTCTTGCGGTGTCTTGATGACCTTGATGATCGCGCGAGGGTTTGCTTCCTTGATTGCGGGCACCGCTTGCAACTCCGTCAGACCGATGAGCGGACGCGCGAACCGTGCAGCCAGCGTTGACTTGCCAACTCCGTTCTCCCCGTAGGCCAGCATCTTCAGCTTGTCCTGCTCTTGCAGCGCGGTCACCTTTTGCACGGTGGCCCACGGGTCCGCGCTTGGTTTGGTTGGTGCCGATTCATCCGGCATTGCGAGTTGAGTTGCCACGTCTTGTGGTGATGCCATGTCAATCCACCTTTCCGTTTTTCTTGGTAAGCGCCACAGCAATGTGGTGCAGGTGTTCTGCAATTTCATCAAGCGCCTGTGTCTGAAAAAACATCTGGACTTGTTCAAATGTTATTTCGTCGTCAGGGTTGAAGTTCGACCTAATCCAATCAATTGCCAATTCAACCCTTGTTTTCATTGGTTCTTCTCCTTTGAGGCTCAGGCCTCGGCTGGAAACTCTGCGAACGGGTCCACAAGTGCTGTGTCCGTACGTGTTGATTGCTCTTGCACAATCACCTGCCCACTGTCCAGCGCTCGCGGCTCCTGCTCACGCACAGAGACGTTGCGCATCTTGCCCACGTAATCTTCCGCGAGCACACCAGTCAACTCCGTATGCCGGATTCCCGTTACGCTGAAAGCCTTGCGCATCATGGGTCCGTCATGCAGGCAGATCTCTTTGTACGGGCACGGCATGACAGCGGTCCCAATGCAGACCTTGGTCTGGCGCGGGTGGTGTGTTTCACCTTCCGCGCGCATGACCTGCAATGCCGCGTGTGACACATCCTGGCCAAAGTCATCAAGCTCCGAGTCAGTGAACACAATGTGCTCACGGTGAAAAAACTTGGCGCTCTGCAACTGTTCCAGCACGTCAGCATAGGCGTCAGGGTTCAGTCCGTTGCGCAGGATGGCGTTGAGGTAGTGCGCCCGCGTGGTGTCAATCCCGCGCGCCTTGGACAGACCGCCACCCTTCAACGGCTCCGGCTCCACGGGAACTTTCTTTCTTGCCACGTTGTAAATCACGCCAGTGATGCGCAGCGGTGAGGTGACGTCAGTGCTGCATCCGGTGTCTACCGGGTCCGCTGCTGCCCAGGCGTAGCCCTTGATCTGCGGATCCCAATCCAGCTTGCGCACGTAGCTTTGCAGGTCTCGTTCACTGGTGGTCTTGTGCTCCATGAACCACACTGTCCCATCCTTGAGACGGACCAGCAGGTCCATGGCTCCACCGTATGCCCAGCGGCGGAATGTCCGCTTGCCACCGATGGTGATGCGGTCACGCACGGGTTTCCCCGTCTTTGGGTGGACGAGCCATCGGGCAACCTGTGGCTCCACAGCCAGCACCTCAAAGTCATTCACGTCATCCCTGAATGTCTGAAGGTATCCGTCCAGCATTCCACGTGTGAGAGCAACAAGCTCTGCGTCTTCTTCAAGGATTGCGTCAGCGTATTCTCTTTGATTGGCCTCAACCCACTCTGTCCGCTTCTCAACCCACGGACGGACAACGGCCTCACCAATCTCGTCCAACTTCATTGTGCACTTGCTGCGGTACCATGTTGCGAGACAGGAATGCCAAAGGCTCCCCATGCGAAGCGGAGCAACGGCATCACCTTGTGAAAGCCCGTCAACGTACCTGAACTTCCAGCGGCGTTGACACGCAAACTCACCGCGCTCAGAGTTTGTCACCACTCGCATCAATTTGCTGAGATGCGTGCTCATGCTCTCTCCTTCTGGAAGGCCTGGACAGTGCGGCAGAACGCAACGAAGTTCTCATCACTTGTCTTGCGCGCCAGTTCATATGCACTTCTGGCTGACACCAGAAGGTTCAGCTTCTCCAGTCCAACCGGCTCAAGGAGATCCCGGTTCATAACTCCGAGACACATGGTGAAAATATCATTGAGGACTTTTTCTTCTCTGAGCGCATACTCAAGGCGCCTTCTCACTGTATCCACCTGATCAAAGTCAGTCATGGTTCCCTCGCTTTTCAAGCAGCCACGGATGGTCCAGTGATTGCTTCGCCAGAAAAAGATTGACGCGCGTTGGCTTGCGTGGACCGCAAAGGTCTTTCGCAATTCCTGCCGTGTAAGGCAGCTTCGCGCACAGAGCGCAAGCCATTGTCTCGTCGGTTAACAAGACAACGTGAGCAATACTCCTGCACACCTCACACGTGCTCAACACGGCCCCTCCATGCAAACTCCCTGAGAGAATCAGCGGCAAGTGACTCCATTGCGCGGGCTGTGTTGTGGCTCCCGTTGAGTTGGCATGTGTGCGCCGTAGCCAGAGCGAGTGCGGCCTGCGCAATCTCCGGTGCCCGCTCTGTCCACCGCAATGATGCGGCACGCAGACGGTCTACTCTCCCAAGTGCGCGCCACTTGTAGAGAATGGTCGCTGCAAAGACACGCGGGAGTTGTTTGTTGGCTTTCATGGTCTTCCTCCTTTGAGGCGTCAGGCCTCTTGTATGGATCTGATACTTACCACAGTTGATGCATCATATGCAACAAAAAAAAGATCATCGCCCGATCACTTCCAGACCGTTGTGGAGCACCATGCCAACCGCTGCCATGCATGCGCATCTGGCTTCATGTTGAGTGCGCTCAGAACCATTGAGAGTGATCTGGTCCCGCGTCACCTCCCAGCACCAGAACTCCGATTCTTTGCTCCAGTAGAGATACACCTTGACGTTCATGCTTTTGTCCATGTCTTCCTCCGGTTCGGGTTGTTCATGCTGTGCTGCCTCGCGCTCCCACGCTGCGTCAATTGCCGCGTCCACTCCCAGGTATGTGTTCATGCGGCCTCCTTGGTGAAAAGCTCTTGCGACAACTCTTGCGGCAACTGTGTCTTGCGATACTTGCGGAGAATCTTCATGCCCAACACGGTCTGCTTGGGGCTGAGTGAACCTCGCTCCGCCAAGTCTTTGCCAATGCGCACGTCAATCTTTGAGAATCCCATGCCGTCCAGGCCACGCGCGCCATCACAAAACGCTGACATGATGCGCAGGCCTTGCAACGTCAATTCACGCTGGCGCTCTGTTACCGTCTCTGCAAGCTGCGCCACTTGCTCCTTTGTGGTGCCGCTGGTGGCTCCGTCTTTTTGTTCTGAGAAAAGCAGCGGCTCTGGCTTGTGGATGCGGTCAGTGGCCCGGTCAATCACTTCTTGCTTTGCTGTTATGACGTGCACAAGTCGAGCATCAATCGATCCGTCGACCACAAGATGCTGAACAAGAACAGAGCCTTTGGCCCCATACCGATGGCATCTGTCCTCTGCCTGACTCACGTTTCCAGGCACCCAATCCAGTTCAGCCATCACAACGTGGGAGGATGCCGTCAGCGTCAAGCCCACTCCCATGGCTCCAATGGTGCCAATGATCACGCGGCAAGTCTTGTCACCCTGGAAGCAGTCAACGCTCACCTGCCGCGCAGTCACATCCATGTCACCCGTCACGGTGACCGGGTTGAGTTCCCGAAGGCCAGCGGCAAGCGCGTCACAGACATCTTTGTGATGGGCAAAAAGAACCACCTTGTGCTCCTCGTCATCCTCTGTCGCGTTGAGCACGTGCTCCACCACCTGCGGCACCTTGGCCAACGCAGTCATGTGACGCGCATGAGCCATCTCACCAATGGTCCCCGTCTCTGCTGACGTAAGCTCGGCTGCTGCCTTCTCGTATGCTGCATCACCTTCCGCCTTGGCAATCTCAAGCTGCGCACGCAGGTCTTCCAGGCGCTCTGAAATCTTTGCTTCGCGTGCGAGTGCTTGCTTGCAGCCGGTGCCATCCAGCACCACAATCTGGCGGCGCTTTGGCGGCAGTTCTTTGAGCACGTCTTCCTTGAGGCGCCGCACCATCAGCGTGGATCTCAAGCGTTCTTGCAACTCCTCAAGGTTTGCTGCGCCTGAAAAGTCCCACCCGTATTTGGTCTGGTGCGCGTTGCAGTATCGCTTTCCGAAAGAGAAGAAGCTTGGCCATGCAACAGGGTCAAGGAAGTTGAGCAAGCTCCAAAGCTCAGCAGGCCGGTTTGAGATTGGAGTACCTGTCAAAAGCATGCGGCGCTTGCCCTTGAGCGCTTTGGTGTTCTGCGTGCGCTGCGCCTTGTGTGACTTGATCGCGTGCGCCTCATCTACGACGACGAGATCCCACATCTGCACGCGCTGCTCCTCAGTGAGTTTTTTGACAGCCTCATAGTTGCACACCACCACATTCACATGTGCATCACCAGCTGCCGCTCCACGCGTGTCACCACCAAGGATCTCCACGCGTGTCTTTGCGGTAGCCCACCTGAGCCACTCGCGCTGCCAATGAATTTTCAGAGATGCTGGACACACCACCAGCACAGTGCGCACAGAAGAATCTGCGTTGACCACGCCAACCGTCTGGCAACTCTTTCCTAATCCAGGTTGATCACCAAGCAGGGTTGCAGGTCGTGCAAGCGCGTATGCAATCCCAGCTTTCTGGTAGCCCAGGAAGGCCAGCCCTTCAGGACACGGAATCTCAATGTCCGCGTCTTGCGCTCTTGAGGCTTCAACTGCGGCAACCTTCTCCGCGCTTTTCCCGGTGAGTGCTGCGGCCACTTCTGGTGACGCATACTTGGCTGCGGCCTCAAGCTGTGCTGGCGTGCAGCGCTCAAGCTGGCGCGGTCCCGCGTACCACCAGCGGCGGTCCTTGTCCCACCAGAAGCCGCACTGCTTGGCAATGTCCTTCTCCGCAAATGTGCATTCAAAGACGAACGTGTTTCCCTGCTGAATGATGCGCGCCATGGTTCAGCCCTCCGCCTCTGAAGCCTCTGCCAAGTCCCGCGCGCGTTCCTCAAAAGCATCTGCTTTGTCCAGAAAGACAGCAGACTCGCCACGGTTGACTGCCTCACTGACTGCATCAAGGTCATCCATGGACATAAGGAGGGCCACTCCATAGGGGCGGTACGGGCGCTGCTGTTCTGCAAAGTCCCGAAGCTCCTTGGCAAAGGCTCTGCATTCTGCAACCGTTTGGCACTCTGCGGGATCTGGCAAGCGAGCGTCCTCTTCGGTCCCCCAAACTTCGTCTGCCAAATATCCATCAGCGCTTTCTTCTCCCACCTTTCTCCAGAATGACTCTGCTGCGTCCTGGAGTTCTTTCGCGCAGCGGGTGGAGAGAGCACCACAGTCCAGGTTGTCAAGGTCCGCGCCCTGAGATACGGCAATCTCCTGCGCCTGCCCCACCCACTCTTGGAAGCCGCGCAGGTTTCCAGGCACAAGGTCGTATGCCTGCACGGCGCTCTCTGCGGAGTGCTGCGGCCCAATCACGCAATCCCAATAGATTTGATATGCGGTGCGGTGCTCTTTGATGCAGGTCATTTTTCTTCTCCTCTGGGGCGCAGGCCCCTTGGTATGCAATGGATACTATCACAATCTTCAAGATATGCAATGGAAAAAGAACCAAATCAGCACGGAAACGGTAAGTATTTGAATCTCCCACCAATTCCCATACTGATCTGATCTGGGTTCAAGCAGCTTGATCGAGGACAGATCCGGCCACCCTCATCAAATCCAGCTTCTTGGCGCGGTCCTCCTGGGCATTGGCAAACCAGGAGATGGCATTGCTCAGCCGGTAGACCGTGGACCCGGCTGGCATCATCTGGATGTCTGCCGAGGTGAACGCTTCTGTGACCGCTTTGGCATCCGCCTTGGTCAGACCCTAAGCCGGTGAAGATATACAATGAAAAAGCGCATACCCAAACAGGATCACGGAAACGTATGGAATCAATTGCACTATTTCTTGCTGATCTGATCTGACCTTGCACATCCTGCACAGATCAAGGCTTGATCGACCCTGGATTGCAGGAACTGCATTCCCAAATCAGGTGGGTGGTGGTATACAAAAAAGAAAGCCCCCGTGTGGTGCGGGGGCTCAAAAACTCGCCGGTCTTCTATTGGAGGGAGCCCGGCTTAGGAGGTACTGCCGTGACTTCTATCAAGTCTCCCGCTTTTGTCAATCCTCAAAATCTCATTGATTACAATGATCCAGCATTTGCGCATCTTAAACACACGCACCCTCCTTCTCCAATGACAAATGATGATCCTTGTCTCAAGATTTTTCAGAGAGACATGAGTCATCTTGCTCGTGATTTTGGGGTGAAAATAGCTGTGTATGCTTTGATCGCTTCAAGTAACAGGAATTACTCAAGCTGTCGTCATGACGATGATGATGACCGTCCAGGTTGCCTGTGCACTGAAGAAGACATGTGCTCAATTTTGCAAACAGGAAATCTGGAGGTTGCACAGGCAATTTTTGAATTGAAAAAATCTGGCCTCATTTGGTCAGATGGAAGAAGATTGATGTGCGTCAAGCACGTCGAGAAATACATGTCAGAGAAACCGAGGTTCAACACATGACGCCGCCAAATGGAGATGTTGGTGGGTTCAGCAAAGTCAAGGAAGAAGAATGGGCTGCGTTTGCTGCAATAGCTGGAACGCATGCAGCAGTCCTTGTGGCCGTGATGCGCTTTAGGGAAATGGACGGGTATCTTCCCCCAGCCGCATTCTTGGCTGAGCATCTTCAGGTTTCGGTGGAGTCCGTAAAATCAGCGTTCAAGAGACTCAGAAAAGAGGGAGTCATTTGGAGCGAAACGCGCAAGGGACGCCGTTCAATTTTCTGTCAAAAAACACTCTCAAAACCCATTCAAAACGGCGAAAATCTCACCAATCAAGAGGGGCGCCCGTGCCCCCAAGAGGGGCGCCCGTGCCCCCAAGAGGGGCAAATTGAACCCCACAAGGGGGCGCCCGTGCCCCCAAGAGGGGCGCCCGTGCCCCTCTATAATAGAGAAATAGACATTGGAATAGAGAAAGAGAAAAATAGACAGGCGTTTTTTGATGGCAAAAAAGAGCAGCTTGAAACCATGGCAACCATGGCAACGGATTTTGATCCAGATCCGGTCATCATTGCATCTATGGAATCTGCGACAACCCATGGGACCGTGGTGGCACAGCCTACGGCAACCCTCCCCATTGCGCCCACCCATCCATCAGCGCAGCAGGGGCCAGAGCAGCCGGGATTGCCTTTGGGCGCATGCGAACTGGAACCGGTGCAGGCCAAGGCGCCCAAGCGCAAGGGGCGCCAGAATGGCAATGCGGCAGCGGAGACGGCGGACGAGGTGGGACAGCTGCACGTTGCGTGGCAGGAGGCAATTGGACGCAAATGGATTTTGAATGAAAAGAGGAAAAAATCATTTGAATCTGTTTTGTTGAAGGCTGGAAGTCTTGAGGTGGCACTTGATGCTGTGCGAGGCATTGCTCTGAGTGATCACCACATGGGGCGCAATGAAACAGGAGAAGTTTGGTTGGAGCCGATTTACATTGAGAGACACCTGGAAAAATGGGCAGAGGCCTGGAGAAGGCACCAGCGGGAGAAGTCACCGGCACAGGAAGGTCCAACCTGTGCGGAGATTCAGCGCGCAGTGGAGATGGCTTTTGCGCAGGCCGGGAATCAAGCAGGTGTGCAGTGCATCCGCGCACAACGTGACGGCACCATGGACCCGCTCAGTGACACGGTGCGGGCTCGGTTTGACCAGCGCATGCTTCCGCACGGACAGATTACGTGGGAAGGACACGTCATCCCTGTTTTTGTGCCAAGCCTAGACGATTTCGCGGCGTCACCGCTGTGTGATGCCGCTGCGGTTGGTGTGGCCATGGACCGCCTTTCCAAGCAATTCCCTGGCAATGCGCTGGTGCAGGAGCATGCTTTGGATTGGGCCGCAGGAATAAAGCGCGACGCAAGTGCTGCATACCGTGAGGCCATTGGCCTGCTTGAAAAAGAGCGCGCGAAGGAACAAAAGGCGATGGAGCACGCGGAAGAAATTGAAGCAATTTTCGACACCACCACACCATGTCAAGAGGGGGTTGCAGCATGAGCCGCTACGTCGAGCCAACACGAGCTGAAATTGAGCGCATTGTCACCACACACCTGAACGTCACCAAGCGCGTGAACGAAAAAAGCGGACCGCATGCAATTTGTGATTGCGTGCTCTGCGGGAAAGCAAAGCACCTGTACGTCAACCTCGACACCGGCCTCTTTGATTGCAAGGTGTGCGGGCAGGCTGGTGGCTTCTGGAAGCTGGCTGACGCTCTTGGTGTCAAAGTGAGGGAATCCTCAGTGGTTAAAAGCGTGTTCAGCGTCATGGTGGGCCAACGCAAAAACTCCACCGGCATCAAGGAGCAGCAAGCCAAGAAAGTAATGGACGGTCCCAACTTGGACATTGCGCGCGTGACATCTGCAAGTGAGCGCCTGTTTGACGAAACAGACACGGAGGCGCAAAAGGTCCGAGCTTACCTGCATGGACGCGGCTTCACGGATGACACAATCAGACGCTTTCGTCTTGGTGTGTGCGGCATGTTCACCAAGGGTGAGGACGGTTCTCCGCAGCGTGAGGCTGGTGTTGCGGTCCCTTACGTGGAAGCTGGGAAGGTGCCTCTGGTGAAGATGCGGAACCTTGCCACACAGAAAGACAAGCGCCGTTTCCAGCGCACCAAGGGGGGAGATTCAAGGCTGTTCAATGCGGACGCGGTGCGTGACGTGAAGCGCGTTGTGCTGGTGGAGGGTGAGCTTGACGCTGTGAGCCTGCATCAGGCTGGCATCACCACGGTGGCCAGCACGTCTCTTGGCGCGCAAAAGACAGTTCCGCTTGAGTGGTCTCTTGTGCTTTCTGATGCTGATGAAATTGTGTTGTGGTACGATGACGACGAGGCTGGACAGGAAGCAGTTCAAGCGCTCATGCATGAGTTTGGGTCGTGGCGTGTGAAGGTGGCCAGCATTGATAACGCCACGTCTGACTTTGTGCTTGAGCGCACAGGAAAGCGGCCCAAGGATGCAAATGACCTGCTCAAGGCAGGCGTTGATTATGCGGCAATCCAGGCCATTGTGAAGAACGCTGTTGCCGTGGACAACACAGCGTTGGTGACGCTGGACCGCTATGCTGATCCACTTCAATCAGCCATTGAGGGGTCTGAAAAGAGTCTTGGAATCCCAACCGGGCTTGACGTGTTGGACAAGACAATCCGTGGATGGCGTCCTGGGCTGACGGTTGTCACGGGTCACACGTCACACGGAAAGAGCACATTCGCTCTTGACCGCTGCATTGACTTGGCGTCACGCGGTGAACCCGTGATGGTGACCGCGTTTGAGAACGGTCCGCTTGTGCTGGCTCGCAAGGTGTTCCAGAAATATTACGGGAAGCCCATCAGCGCCATCACAACGCCAGAAGAAAAGCAGGCTGCGCTTGGTTTGCTTCCGACAATGAACCGCTACCCGGTTTATGTGGTGGATTCCTACGGACGCATGAACGTGGGAGACTTGGTTGATCACATTGTTTACGCGCGCAAGAGGCATGGGATACGTGTGGCAATGGTTGATCACCTGCACTTCCTGAAGCCGCGCGTGGAGCGCAGGGATGAGCGTGAAGCCATGGACGAGATTGTCCAAGAGCTTGCGGAAGTGGCAGCGGTGAATGACGTTTGCATCATGCTGATTGTGCATCCACGTGGAGCCGTGGAACTGAGCACCATTCCAACGGGTGACAGCGCCAAGGGTACAAGTTCTATCAAACAGCTTGCTGATTGCGGCATCACAGTGTGGCGTGACACGGAGCGCATGGGTGACAAGACCATCCGCAAGCTGAATCTGAAGGACGGGATGGGGAGGCGCCAAGAGGTGGAGATCAGCGGGAGTGAGGCCTTTTGCTCAGTCTGGAAGGCACGGCATGATGAGGCCAGCACAGGAGGAGGGGTCATCAGCTTTGACGCACGCAGGCTGGCCTTTGCAGACCGCGCAAAAGAACCCGCAAAGGAAGCAGCAAAGGGTCAGACGCTTGACGATGGCTTTCAGGTGATGCAAGAGGCACTTCCCATCAAGGACCCGTTCAACGACTGAACACGCGCTCAACGGCGCAAAGGAGAAAGACCCATGTCTGATTTCAAATTGGAAAACGTCCCAGGAGTCATCAAGCCGCGCACCGTCCTGCTCCAGGCCGTGACAGTTGCAACGGGCACAAACGCAGTCCCCAAGAAAGTGACGGAGGTGGAGTTGCTGCTTGAGCTTGATGTGTCCGCATGCGCAAAGGCTGTTGAGCACCTTTTCCCAGGTGCAGACATGTATATGAAGACCGTGGCCGGTCTTGAGCACGCCAAGGGGGAGGACCGGGTGGCGCGGACCAAGCTGCCAGAGATGAACGTCCGCGTTTGGTACGGCACGGATACCGAGCCGGTGTTTGACCTGATGGGTTGCCCCATCAAGGCGCGTCCGCAATTGAAGGTGGACGAGAATGGTAACGGTAGGCTTGTTCTGAAGCCGCGCGGGAAGTTCAGCAACAAGCAGCTTGCGGACATGGCGCAACTCATCAGCGCAGACGTGCGGGTGACCATGGACCCGGCTCAGATGGACATGGCAGAACTGACCATGGAGGAACCTGAGAAAAAGCGTGGACGCGGCAGGCCAAAGAAGGCAGAGCTTCGCGTGGTGGATGATGGGTCTGATCTGGATGGTGAATCGGATTCCATGACAGGCTGATTTGTGTTAGAGTGGGATCATTGGTAAAGCCGTCAGGTGTGGGTGGTTGGTGTTGAGGCTGGCAACGGGGTGGGGAGAGCATCCAGCCAAAAGGTGCTCTCCCTTGGATCTGAAGAGGCCTGGGCCTCAAAGGAGAATGACAATGAAGACGCTCAACGAAGCTCTTGCAGACCTTGAGACTCAGGTGCGGGACCGCATTCACGGTTGCTGCAAAGAAGAAAGACCAAACAACCTTGGTGATGTGATTGTTTGCGGGAGCCCTTATGTTGTGCATGCGCGTGCAAGACTTGATGATCCCACATACGGTCCAATCCCTGTTGAGATTGAAATCAGGTGCAGCGCTTGCGGTTCCACTGGAGTGGTGCATGCAGCCGTCCCACGTGAGTACAGAACTGCTCTGGTGGCTCCATGAGTCCACTCTGGATTGTGGTGGACGTTGGCTGCATTGAGTGCAGCGAGAGCACGGAACTGGTTGGCGTCTACAAGACGGAAGATGCCGCCATGAAAGCAGCATATGCGGCAGCAAGGGACCGTGGTGGTAGAACCGCAAGAGGCCTTGCACACTTCGGCGCAAATGAAAAGGGATTTTCGTATTTCAGCGACGGGGATCACCGCGTGATGGTGTTGTTTTGGGAGGAAAAAACATGATTCTCTCTCACGCATTTAGACAGTGCGGCCTCAAGGCAACTTCCAACCTACGGGATGCTCACGTGGTTCAACTGACGGTGGACAAGCGCTCTGTCATTGTGGCTGTGAAGGGCATCACCGAGGATGAGCGCATCGAAAAGAAGTGGGGTCAGTACATTGTCCAGGCCATGTTGCGGGTGGACCTGAAGGTCTGTGAGCGCATCGGTCTGGTGGTTGGTCGGGAACTTGACATGTGGATTGCTGCGCAAGAGCAGGCTTTGGACGCGCTTGTGAAGCATCTCGAAGGGTATCCTCCTCCGTTCCCAGGTAAGAGGCTCACCTGCCAGCAGGTGGCACCGTCTGATCCATGGGTGCGGCACATTGTGACTTCTGGCGAAGGACGCTGGAGGGATTCCAAGTGGCTTGTGGAGAAATGACAAATGGAGATCGGTGAGACGTGGGCAACGGGTGTGGATTGTGTGCGGGATGGTGATGTTCTCACCTGGGACGGGCGGGTCGTGCCGTTCAAGGTGTTGGTGCAGCGCAGGTGGGGTTGGCCAAAGAAGGCCGCTCATGCCGCAGCAAAGTGGATTGCGGACAAGGCACCACAAGGACAGAAGCCCATTCTTTGGGTGAACAATCCATGGCGGAAGCACCAGCAGGATGAGGTGTTTGCTGCTCTGCCAGAACTTCGAGATGACCTGTGCAGCGGGTTGGCGCGTGGAGGGAGCAAGGAAGCGCTGGATGCTGATCTTGAATTGGACAGGGTTGAGATTGTGTTTGACTCTCCCATCAGTGATGACGGTTTTGTGCGTGAGGTGGTTCACGCTCTGGCATTAAGATTTGGGGCAAGCGCTGATGATGTGAGGGCCGCAACGTACTTCAACATGAGAGACACTGAACACATGATCCTTCATGTGAAGTCATCAAAGTTCGAGGTGAAGACATGACACTTGACGAGATTGTGCGTGAGCATGCGGTGCGCCTTGATGGCAAGGTTGTGATTGAGTGCGGAGACTGTATGCGCTGCATTGAGAGAGAAGTGGACAGCGCTGGTGCTGAAGCCATGATCCACATGGTGGCTGCACTTGCATCTGCTGACGGGTGGAAAAACGGCAAGTGCAACGTGTGCGCAGGAAAGGTTGCATCAATCAAGGGTGTTCCATGAAACCATTTGTGGACGGTCCATCCGTTGTCTCCTTCTCTGGCGGGAGGACAAGCGGGTACATGCTTTGGAGGATCCTGAAAGAGTATGGAGGAAGTCTCCCAGAGCACACGCACGTCGTATTTGCCAACACCGGGGTTGAGCGTGAGGAGACTCTTGAGTTTGTGAGAGATTGCGGTGAAAAGTTCGGAGTGAAAATTAACTGGGTTGAATACAGGTCGGGTGTTGAAAAGTATGTGGAGGTCGATTTCAGTTCAGCATCTAGGAATGGGGAGCCATTCACAGAGCTTGTGAGGAAGCGCCAGTATCTTCCAAATCCCGTGTCAAGATTCTGCACACAGGAGCTTAAGATCAGATGCATGAAAAGGTTCATGTGCGCACGTGGATATGTGAAAAAAGGTCAAGGCAATGGCGTGCGTGGAGGCAGTCCATACTGGACAAACTATGTTGGAATCCGCGCCGATGAGCCACGTAGGTTGCACAGGTCTTCTGCTGTGAATGACTTGCATGACGTTGTGCATCCTCTTGCTTATTGGGGTGTGACGCACCGTGATGTGAGGGAGTTTTGGCAACAGCAGTCTTTTGATCTCAGGTTGCGTTCATATGAGGGCAACTGCACTTTGTGCTTCCTTAAAGGTGCTGACAAGGTCATGCGTGTGATGCGTGACCGTCCTGATCTGGCTCAGTGGTGGATAGACAGAGAGGCAGAGGGTTTGTCGTCAAAGCCTTCTGGTGGTCGATTCAGGAATGATCGTCCAAGATATTCTCGCTTGCTTCAGATTGCTCAACAGCCTGCTCTTGAAGGATTCTTGGATGAGAATCATGGAGCAATCATTGATTGCTATTGTTCAGAAGACTCATCAGAAGAGGGCGAAAGCTGCGGAGTGGTTTCATGACTGCGTTCATTGCAGCGGTTGACCCAGGCCAGACAACGGGGTGCGCGGTGATGAACGCCACTGGAGTGGTGGACGCTTGGCAAGATGAGACCTGGGCCAGCTTGCGGCGTCTTGTGGGATGGGTGCGGGAGAACCGCTCTGCTGTTGGCATGGTTGGGATAGAAGACTGCTTCCTTGGCAAGGGGGTGAGCGCTTCACTGAGCATTGCTCGCAGCGGTGGACGTGTGGAGGGTGCGCTGGTGATTGCTGGCTACCCGGCAGACCGCATTGTGCTGATGCTCCCCAGCGTGTGGCGCTCTGAGGCCGGAATCAAGGGGAAGGACCGCAATGAAAAGGAAGCCGCAGGGAGGGAATACGCCAAGCGGCTGACGGGACGGTCTTTCACGGTCCCTGAGACGCACATGGCGGAAGCAATTTGCATGGCGTGGGTGACATGGACGCGGTTCGCGCGCTCACTTCCTACGCCACTCATGATGAGGACACGCACATGAAGGGTCACATCACAATTGAGTGTGATTGCTGCAAGCGTCTTCAGTTGTTTGTGGACAAGAGAAACGTCCATGTGAACCATCTTGCTTGCGCGGATAACCGATCTCGAAAAAGAATGTGAGAGATTGGTTGGTGTCTGCAATAGGCAATCAGCGGACTTCAAGGTCAAGGCTTCTGTGTTGGAAAAGAAGCTCAGGAAGGTCAGAAAACAATTGAGGGATGCCAAATGAAGCGGACGCCATTGAAGCGCAAGACCGCTCTGAAGCAGGTCAGCACCAAGCGCAAGATCATCAACGGGAAGCGCAGGGACTTTGTGAAGGAGCAGCTTGGTAAGCGCCCGCATTGTGAAGCGTCCAGCGTGATTGCCAGGGCGTTCCAAGCAGCAGAGTTCGGTAGTGACATGCGTCCGTATGCTGGATGGCGCTGCACGCTGTTTGCCACGGAGCTTCATGAGCCACTCACAAGAGCACGTGCACCGGGTGCGGAGACAATCCTTGACCCGTCCAATTCTGTTGCCCTGTGCCGCAACTGTCACAACACAATCCACTCACATGTGGCCTGGGCAGAGAGGCTTGGGCTGCTGCGCCGGTCACCAATGAAAGGGGAAGGCTGATGGACTTCAACACATACTCAAAACTTGCGTCACGGACTGCTGGCTTGGGCAAGGGACTTGGTGGAGGGCGCATCCCTGCTCTTTGCTACCTTGCGCTTGGATTGGCTGGTGAGGCCGGTGAGGTGGCCAACAAGATCAAGAAGGTCTATCGGGACGATGCCGGGACAGACGCCATCATTGATGAGCTTGGTGACGTGCTCTGGTATCTGTCAGAGACAGCGCGTGAGTTGGGTGTGAGCCTTGAGCTTGTGGCTCACCACAACATCAGGAAGCTTGAAGAGCGCCACCTAAAGCGCCATCAGGAGACATCAAAATGAGCGAGAAAAAGGATTGGAAGCGTCTCTATCTGCGGCTGTTTGCTGACCACCACGGCACGCTTGCGGAGTTGATTGACGCGCGTAATCAATACGGCCACACGCAGGATGCGCTCAACAACGCTCTGCGTGATGCGGACGAGCAGCGCAAAGCCAAGCATGACGTGATGCGTGAGAAGTCAGACGCGCTTGTGCGGGCGCTGCGTGCAGAAGGAGCAAGGGATGTGCTGGTTGAGATGATGACAAAGGAGCGTGCAAAGTGAGCGACACATCTGAGGCAAGCTACGCGGTAGGTCCAGCGGCACCACAACCCGACGGGCACAAGCCGGTTGCAGGGACGTGGGTGTTGGACTCGGACTTGCGCGCCATGCAGGCGTGCTACGCGCAGGCGCGCGCCGTGGTGCGTGCA